ACCTTTCGACATCCAAATGACCTTTCTAGAAACCTTATCCCATATTTCTAGTACTTCTGCCTTGTTCCATGCCGATGACATTTCTGGATCGTCTAAGCCATCCTTATTTCGGTTGCTATCATTAACCGTTTGAGGTTGGTAAGTGAGTTCTTTTGCGATATCCTCCCCCCATCGCTCAGTCACCTCATCTTTATTCATATAAACCCGGAAAGATATCCACGGGAGTTCTGCCCAGTTTCTACCCCAACCCCAAAGCAAGTCCTTCCAATGAAAGTAGTCTACAGAGGCATCTTCAAAGGTTATCTGCTCCTCCATTTGCCCCATTTCATTTTCTTTTTGCTCAGTCTCGACCTCATAGCGTAATCGAGCGCAGCCAAGACCAGGCAGTAATCTATCCTGCAGGCATGACTTTAAAACCTCGTTGTAACGCTCTCCGTCTTGCTGGATATCCAGGTTAAGAAGTCTATCCATCATCTCGCCAGCCACACGAGATATATCGTCATTTGGGTCGGCGTATCGGCGTGAAACATCTACCTTTGGAAGGTTGCCGTATACAATTGATGATAAGGTCTTAGTGTTTGAGTGAAATAAGTTCAATCTAAACGCATGGCCCTCATAGCGCTCACTTGAATCAATATCGCTTCGCTTATCCACGTAACGGTTGTGAATCTTGTTGGCCTCTTTGTGCCATTTACGTCTAGACGACTCTGAAGCACTTATTTCTTCGCTCCAGTACTTATACTGACCCCGCGGGGTGGCCTCAAAATCTTCCCTCGAATCAATTGATCCTGACGTTACGCCGTTTTCCACAGTTATCTCCTCTGCTTTGCAAGTAGGTGTTCACGATCAGCAAATAACTCGTTGAGAGTCTGGTGATGCGTTGCATTGATTGGATTATCGTCTCTCTGAAGAGGTTTTACAAATTTAACGTCATCTCTGCAAACTAAGCACAGGTATCTAAAGGCGTCAGCCCCGTCACTAGCCCAATCATGGTGGGGAGTGTCGTGAAAGCTTTTCGTGTTCTCGTTGAACTGCCTTCTGTAGGCTCTAAGCGATTCAACTCCTGGTCCGCACTTATCTTTTGATGAGTCCACTCGCATTTTTGGAAGCATTTTACGGACTGCATCAATTCCATGCTGGACACCGAGTTTCGGGGTGAGTCTACAGGGAAACCCTGCGTCAAGCAGTTGCTCAATCGTGCTTCGCTCTGTTGCGAGAGTTTTTGCGACAGCATCATGAGGTAGCCAGACTTCTTCGTAGGAGTATCCAGAGGTATTGAGTGCGTCAATGTAATGCTGAAGTCCCTCACCTTGGGCTTCGTAATAGTTGATGATATTGATTCCTGCTGGTGTTTCTTGGAAGAACCACATGGCAGTATTGTCGTTTCGGCCAAGGTCACAGGCCACTTTGACACCGATAAATGGATCATGCTGTACAACTCCAGGGGAAATAAGGCCACTTGCCTCTAGCTTTTGAATGAGTGAAGCGTAGTACCTTCCAGCAATAGCCGCATTAAAGTTACACTCCATTTCCTGGTCATACGACGCCTCTTCCATGATACCTTTCATGTCCTGAATCTCTTCAGGTGGCAAAATACCCGACTCAGAAGCCTTTAGGACTAGGGTAAACCATCGGTCCCTTACCTTGGGATCATTTACAGCCGCATCGTATATGTCGTAAAAATGATTCTTGCCTTTTGGTGTGCCAATCATCAACACCCAGCCTTTTCGGTCAGCAATACAAGGTCTGATTACTTGCCCCCATAGAGACGGCCGGCAATCGCCGTATTCGTCCAAAACGCAGCCATCCAAGTATATTCCGCGCATGGTGTCTGGGTTATCTCCACCATAAAGTGATATCCAAGCCCCATTTGGCAGCTCTACAGTGAGAGTTGCTTCCCTAACCTTAACAGCGAATTTTTCAGTGAAGTCTTTGAGGTATTCCCAGGCTACTTTTTTGGCTTGGGAGTAGAATGGTGCAACGTAAGCGTAACGTGCCTTATCCTTTTTGGTGTAGAGAGCACGCAGTATAAGCTCATAGATGGCCGCGACCGTTTTTCCAGCTCGTCTGTGACAGACCATGACGGCGTAACGCTCTTTCCGTTGATGAAATGGTATAAACTGGTCTCTTGGCTCATAAGTCAGATTTATCTCAGCCAATTGTGCTCCCATCTCTCGTAGTTAATCGACCAACTTGGCCTTGAGGGCCACTCGTATAAGATCCAAGCAATGGGTACTTTTCTGGGTCAATATCGTCATCAAGGACTATTTCACCAAACGATCTTCCGCAAATGCGACTCTCAATCTGGTCTTCATGTATTACAAGCCAGTTAGCGTTTAACTCCCTACGAACAAGCATGGCCTTTTTTTTATCTGGCGCAATATATAAGTTCATTCATAACTCCTATCAAAGTATACCGCGTCAAAAGACAGCCATCGTGGAACTTCTTTCGACTTAGAGACCAGTACGACAACCTCAGACCCATTATTCAGGTGGATTTTGGCAATTCCTTTGGTGGCGTGTTTAACGCTACCCTTCAAGGCTCGACAGGTTTGCCGCCAAATGTCCTCACGCGGTATAGGATCGTTGGTGATGATAGCATACCTGCCCTTCTCGCTTACCGCCTTCTCCAAAAGTAGAGGTTGGTGGTTAAATATTTGGGATTCAGACATCTAAAGAGCCCCTTGAGAGAGTATCAACAATGTTAATAGTGATATTGCCACCACCATTACCCTTACCCTTGTCTCCATCCATCTTATTAAGCTCAGCAATGGCCTTGGTTGACTCTTTTGGGTCCAATTTTTGGTTATCGACGGCAATCTCATACAGTAAATTCTTCCTCACAGCCTCACTTGGCCCCGATTCAACGTCAAGCAGCAGCGCATAATACTGCACGAGCATTTGAGCTGGCGCAGTGTCCAGAAACTTGTTAATAGTCCGGTCTGCCTTCTTCATATCCTTGGCAATCTTGGTCTTAGCTTCCTTATTCGCGTACCGGCGGCAAAACTCCAGCTTCCAAGGCTCCATACCTTCGGCAATAGCTAGTATATCGGCCTGTATGCGCCCTACCCGCTTATTCAACGAGGCGTTCTGAGGGAGATACTTATCGTCTTTCTCATCCTGGGTTATTAGTGTTACCGAGTTGGTCAAGCTACTCTCTCCTCTTTTATATTCAACTTATAATCTCGTCCAGGCTTCACCAAGAAGCCCTCCTTCAATAAATCACGCAACATCTGAGCTGCCTTATCCGTACTTCCCACCATACCCTTTACATTCGATACTGTAGGCTTCATACCCTTACTTATAGCATTCCTTACCTCGTTCTTACCTGACTTTACCAGAGTTAATTTAGGCTGCGTTTTCTTTTGTACCTTCTTCTTAGCCTTAGTGCCGCGTGGCTTTGGTTCGGTACGATTGATAGGTGTAGGTTTAATAGACGTACTACTCACATCCTTACCTAGCAAATAGGTACAGAGGCCAATACTGAGTACGAAAGCGATTCCGAATACGGTTCGGACAATGAACTGCGAGTCCTCAATCCCGAACTTGGCAAAGATGGCTGTAGCAGGGGAGGGGAGTTCTGATCTAAGGGTGGTAAGCTCGGTTTCGTAGGTTGCCAGTCGTCCCACTTCTTCAGCTCTTTGATTGCTCCATCGAGTCGTGTGAGTAGTTGTTCTTGATATCTTGTCAGTCCAAGCTGTGATCGATCTCTTAGCATCCTCAACACTCCTTTCTAGTTGCTCAATGCGATACTGGGTAGGGGAGTTCTTAGCATCACTGGCTATGACGTAGGTGGCACACGCCCATACCGATAGCGACAGTAATACGATAGACCAGACTCCTGTGACGACTCGTAACAACCCCGATACTCGAAATACCATGCAGCCAACGTACACGAAAGCAAAATCAAGTGAAGCGTATAGGCATCCAAGTAAAGATAAACCGAAGACAGTAGAGCTTCCAATCCAGTTTCCCAAAATATAGTTAAAATAGGCCGACACCAAAGTACCACCAGCCACCAAAAATAAAGCAAACAGCAAACGAAAGTCAGCTGCGAATTTCACTATAGATAGAGATAGTGACTCTGTTTTTGACATGTCTAAGCCTCCGCTAGGCTATTTCTCAAGTTTTCGTAGTCAGCTTTGGAAACCTCAATAAGATCAACTTCACTGCGAGACCTCCACTCAGAAGTTACCACACCAAAAGGGCTCATATAGGTTACGCCCAACTCTTTACCAGAAGGGCAGTTAGGATGCTCATTAAAAACAAAGCCGGCAGCGTAGTACTCAAGGCCATGCTCAAGGTTTCCAGCCTTATCCAGGTCAACGAAAAACAAATACTTCTTCATGTCTAAGCTCCCAGCATTACGACTCGATTAGGGTGAACGTAGTCGATAAACTTATTAATGTCATGGCTACCATAACCACACTTAGCAGGCTCATCTATATAGAGAATATCCCAGCCATTACTTTTCTTGTCACGACCCATTAATGCTTCAATCTTATATTCATGCTTAAATAAACTAGAAACATAAGCTGCCTTCAAGCCTTCCATGTAAATAGGATTCGAATTAAAACCCATCACCACATCATTCTCAGTAGCATGGTCGATAATGTACTGAGTCTTTCCGGTGCGACGACCAATATTAAGGTGTACAGTCTTTAACTCACGAATGTAATGGGAAGGGTGGAGCAATTTATCAAGGTCATTATTCTTTGCTATCTCAATATTCTTATCCTGAGACTTTATGGCTAACTCAATCAGCTCTTCCAACATGTCTAAACCTCTCAGTAAAACCCCTCCGAAGAGGGAAATTTAATTACTCAACTAAAGATGGATCATAACCTGGATCTTTAGACCGTACACTATTCCAAGCCTCAGTAGCATTAACCTCAACCTCATCATGGGTTTCAGCCTGACACGTAGGGCCAACAGTATTACACGTACCGCAAACCACATGAGCGGCACTTACCTTAACTTTCTTCACTGATACCTTATCAGAGCCACAACCACACTTAGCTAATTCCATAATCATCTCCTCAAAAACCAAAGTATACCACCTAGACGGTAGCTGTCCACTACTAAAGGATGGAACGCTAGGATACGTTGAATAACGTGCCAAGATGTTTCACGGGCATTACGCTGAGTGGTTTTATATATCCCCGTGTATTTTGGTACTAAAGCCTCTATATCGCCATAATATGGTCAAATACTAACGTGAATCGTACAACAAGTGATCATATCGTGAAACAATTGGATAGGAATAGATGAATAGCGTGCCAAGCAAGGTTGGTATGGCCTCAAGAGGGTGGGCAGTGGGTGGTATCAGGGGGCGGATTTGACCTGGATAAGGGGGTGGAAGGGAGGAAATTTGGGAGGAAAAAATATATGGGGGGGATGGGTCTTGTACTTTTGCTTCCATTTTAAAAACACCGGGGGGGTCTAATTCCTCCTCTGCGCCCGGTGATTATGCTCGAGTTGTCGCGCTCGAGTGGGTGTGCTGATACGGCTGAGCCCCTAGTCTTACGGGGGGTGGCGCCGATGCTGATGATGCGCCGAGTATGTAACGCTGGTTATCGGAAATGCCGATTGAAAAGGGCTTGCATATTGCTAGGTCCGGTATCAACGCTGTGTGGTGTGGTAGCAGTATGTGCGCTGTATGGCTTGCTGTGCTCTAGTGTATTAGTTCTATAGTGTTATGTAGTAGTAGTGTGTAGCTATAGATAAGCCTCTTTTGGGACATCTTTTTTCTACGACTGCGCGGAATGCCTTTATTCATGCGGATCTATGAAAATAATTGTAGAAAGTTGTTGTAAGTGTGGACGCGCTTAGTCTATAGTGTGTGCATGTTGACGGGATATGTCCACGACAGCAAACGAACCAACAACCACAAGGTGATACACATGCTATACGCAACAATGCCGACGCGCTCCATTCAGTCAGAACTACGCACTGCAACAGCCTCTAAAGCTTCTTGTTCTAACTATGACGCTCTTATCGAGCAATACGCACAAGCTCTTAAGCTTGGCCTGCAATCCTTCTCTTCTGCAGTAGCTTACGTTTTGCGAGGTGCTAAGTAATGAAAGACTATAAATCAATAAAACCAGCTTATAGCGACTCTAACCCGAAGCTAGACTTTTATCTCAATGGTGAATATAAGTCATCATCAAACTGGTATAAGAACATTAAACACGCTGAGGCGCACAAACCCCAATACACAATTGTAAGGAGTGCTAAATAATGAAAGGTTTAGTTCTCTACAAAGGCGCAAGCAAACTTAATCCAGCTCAGAACATAGTTGTGATAATGACCCTAAACAGTGCTAACCGTAAAACCGGAAATATGGCGCAAACTTGGATAATTAATCAAGATGTTTCACCAGTTGAGGCCTTAAAGACAAAGCAGACCGACGCTATATGTGGTTCTTGTCCACTCCAACAGTCTAACGGTGGCGCGTGTTATGTGAACGTTGGACAAGCTCCCTTAAGCGTTTGGAAGTCATGGCGCGCTGGTAAGTACGTTGAAAGCTTGATCGATAATGAGTTCGCTGAGAATGAATTACTAAAAGTATTACTACGACATAAAGCAGTCCGTTTCGGCGCTTATGGTGATCCAGCTGCAGCACCTACGGCAGTGTGGGCGGTTCTTGCGAAGTGTGCGAAAGGCTATACAGGATATACGCACCAAATAAACCGACCAGGCGTTGATCGCTCAATAGCTAAGTACTGCATGGTTTCAGTCGCCACCGCTAAACAAACTCAAGAGTTCCACGCACTAGCAAAGTCTGGACAAGATCACGAAGTGTACAAGGCTCGTACTTTTCGAGTGATTACAGAAGGCGCTCCACTGTTACCTAATGAGATTGTATGCCCATCATCTGAGGGTATCGAGTGTCGCGACTGTTTACTTTGTGACGGTAAAGGCGCACAACCTAACATAGTTATTGAGGTGCATGGCAAAGGGTCTAATAAGCACAACGCCAAGTACTCAAACGCCAATCTGATTGAAGTTGTGGAGGTGTAGAACTATGACAGCACGCGAAAGGGTAGAGGCAAGACAGAAGGCCGCAAGAGAGCAAGCTAGCAAGCCTGCATTAATCTGGAAGGGTAACAAGTACCGCTCGTTTGAACAGCTTTACAACAACGCTACAAAAGGCCGGACAATGACGGCAAAGCAGTCTGAGTGGTTTTTGTTAGATAACTCAGCACCCATTCAACCAACGCACAAACAACGCAAGCAGGGTAGCGATTTTGGCTACTCTGGCAACACACCACTTTAGGGGCTTATAGCAATGAGTAAAGGAAGTAAACAACGACCGCACGATAAAGCGGCATTCGATGAGGGCTACGAGCGAGCATTCAAAAGAAGCAAGCGCGAAGCCAAAACGCCTAAAGAGCTATTTAACGAGATAGTAAACGACGAAGCAAAGAAGCATCTAGATTCCGACCAACTAAGAGGGGCCAAGTCACCACAACAAATGTTAGACGAGATAGCAAAGCACTGTGAGGAAAGAAATAAAAAGCTACAACTTGACTTTACGAGCGCTTTACTTCCTAGCCTTATTGCCATTCTTATGCCTTGCCCTAGCGCACGAAAAGAGGCTGTAAAGGGGATTATAGGCCACCTTGTTTCCTTAGGTCATGGACTGGAAACTGTAGAGTATTTTGCTTCTGAGTTTTTAGATTCTGCAGAATCATTCCAAAATTTGGAAGTTAACAATAAAACAAAACACTAAAACAAACCAAAAAAAAGGCACAAGACATGAAAGCACTAATAGCAATTAATAATTTGAAAACAAACACCGAAGCAAGAATTAGGGGGGTATTGCCCGAGTCAATGTCTGTTCAGCAGTGGATGGTTATTGACACGCTTTGCAATGTTGACAAACCCACTGCAGGGCAGGTTGCAGACTCTACAGCGATCCTAGGCCCGTCTATGGCTCGTATTATTCGAGACCTAAAAGAGCAAGGCTTAATTAAAAGCCGGCCCTGTACGGCAGATAAGAGGGCTCTACGCCTAAGCGTGACCACTGACGGCGGTAAACTCTATCGCAAGTACAAAACTCGAGTCACAAAAGCAATGCAAGTCAAGCACGAAGACCTAAACCAGATCGCCTGCATTATCAGTGATCAATACGGTATCGATAGGGGTGAATCTTGAGCAATCGAAAGCAGCTTTTGACTGAGCAGAAAGACGAACTCATTACTATCGGTTTTAAGGGTCCGTCTTCTCTGAATGAGGCAATCAATAAAGTCGCTGAGCATGAAGGCATAACCAAAAGTGATTTAATGAGAACCATTTTAAGCGTGTCGATCAAGAAGCGGCTAAACAGAATAAGCCACGAGCAAAACGAGACGCTACGAGACAAGCTTTTGCGTGAGATTTCAAGTTAAACAAACAACGGGAGAGAGAAGAGTGAACGATAAAGAGTTTTTGATGTGGCTAAAAGATAGGCTTCATTTTGAGCATGGGGAAAGCTTAAGCGTTGATTATATGCTAAAGCTTCAGGCGATAATTGAAGCGACTCCAGAAGATAAATTTACACCGAATTCAGTTGCCTCTAGATGGATGGGGTTTGAATATAGCCAGAGATTACGCCAAGCACCACAAAGGGAGAGAGAAGAATGACAGAGGAAGGGGAAAAACTTCTGATGATGTTTATTCGAGATAGCTACAGCGGCTCTGGCAGGCCAACAAAAAAAACAGCCATTGCTACTATGAAGTATGTTGAATCAAATGCTGAGCTTAAAAGATTGGTAAACATCGGCGATTATAAAGCTTTACTAAATTACAGGGCCCCACAAAGGGGATAAGGTATGTTCAAGTTAATAAAAATTATGATCCTAGGATTTAAAACAACATGGGTAGAAAATGGCAGTGTAAGCGTTTCCTATCACTATAAAAATGACCATGTTTTGCTACTAGAGGGTAATAAAATAATGGGATGCAATAGCTGCAAAAAAGGTTTCAATGGTAGGGCTGGTAATGGATATCAGCCCTGCTCATGCGAATTAAAAGCTAATCAAGAAGAGCCATACGGTCGATGCCCTGTATGTAATGCAAAGGGCGTCAGTAGGGAGCGTAGGATTGATGGCAATGATCGATGCGCTAACGGTCATTGCTATAAATCATCAGAAGCATTAATGGGTAATGAATAATGGTAGATAAGCCAGATATGTCAAAGTGTGTGAATATTGAGCAGTATGAAAAGCAGATAAAGCACTGGCAAGCCTTTAAAATCGAGCAACTAGAAGCAGAGAATAAGGCTTTGAAGGAAGCTTTAAAAGCAAGATATTTAGATAAAACTCATGCTAAAACATTGCTTTATCCTCAAGATGTAGTCGCCAGGAATAGGGAAATAGCAAAGGAAGCGCTTAAAGCTGAGCAAGGTTAAACAACCTGCCCACGCCCTCTAGCACTATTAAGCGAGCGCCAGCAATCAATAACTATGGCGCTCGTTTTTCTTTGCTCTCTAAGCGTCAAGTATTCGACATTTGCATTCTGAACCTTGTTCAAGTGTTGTTTGTACTGGTCAGACTGTAGTGCAAACATCTCCTTAGCCGTTCCAGACTTCTCACGACACATAAAACCTATCTGAGCTTTGATGCTTTTGCTTTGCTCGTCTAAGCCATTGTAGAGCGCCTGAGCGCGTGCAAAATCAACATCCGTATCTGCCAAAAACTGTAAAGCAGCTTCCATATCAGCCTGGTTTATTTTCATATCTAAATCTATCGCCTGTTGGTGGTGGTGGTGTTTTTAGAGCTTGATAGCCCGTTATAATCAAGCCCAAAGCCGCTATCATTACAGCTATGGACGCTATCAAGCCAGCCTTGGAGTCTTTGGTCTGACTCCTCAAGGCTTCAATAGTTGTTATCCTTGTTTCATGGTCTGAGGTCTGAGTTTGCGCCTCTCTTTGCCTATCTTCTGATGCATCTATTTTAGCGCATAGCTGACCGATTCCGTCAGACATTAAAGTTTGCCTTCCTATAATCTCGCCTAGCATTTTCTGGGTTTCTCTTTGCTCTTCTGCATAAATGTCAAACTTATCCCCTAATGCCTCCATTCCTTTTGCATGAGATTCGGTTATTAAAAGCAGCTTTTCACCTAGCCTTTCTTGTGCCTCTCCAGACTTAATAAGGGCAAGGGAGGCAGTGTTTACCATATCTAAGCCCTTTCCCACATCCTTAGAGACAGTCAAGCGGTAGTCAGCAGCAACTCTCATGCTTTCGTGGAATGTTTTCATTCCAGTGTCAAAGTCTCGCCCGAAACCCTCGAGAGCCTTTATAACCTTGTCTTTCTCTACACTCATAAAACTTTTTCACCAGATAGCAGTGCGGCGTTGCGTTTGGCTCTGTTTGGCACTTGTCGTGCATAGCGTGAGTCTAAAAGCTCTTTTGCTGCTTGCTCGTAGTCGGCACACTTGATGCTAAATATCATCTTCTCAAACTTCATTAAACCAGACCAGCCAAGGTTATAAGCCATGTCCATTATGGCGGCTTCTTGGCTGTCGGTCATAAATCCTGTTAGGTCGTGAGCATCCATATTCATACGGATCAACTTAAGATCGTTGTTTAAGATGTATAGCGATTCATCCTCCGTTATACCTCTATCTTCAAGGTTGGTACCATACCCGACTGTCAGCTTGTCAGCAGTGCATTTGTAGGGTTTCTGCCTGTATCCCTCGTTTGAGATAATCAGAATCTGTACTGGTTCTAATTTTTTACCCATGAATGGTTCCCTTAATTTCTTTTCGCTTGCGTTCCTGGTCGTGCTCCCAAAAACACCCAAAGTAAAAGCCAGCTATTAGCCCTATAGCCAGGCATGACAAAGCGCATATCATATTTATAACCCCAATACCGAAAAGTGAAAATACAAAAGCCAGCCAGTAAGGATAACGCTGGTTATACCCAAAGTAGCAAACCTGTCGTGTGCCTTGCACCTGAACTCGTAATAGTTGTATATGGCCCACTCGAAAAACAGGAACCACGAAAAAAACGAGTCCACCTGGTGGTCTGGATTTAGCCTTATGATGAGCCCTAGACTGACTATCGCAATAGAGGCTATAACGATCATTAAGAATCTTTGCATATTTCCTTCTTAAGTTTAAGGTTTAACGTATTGTAGTAATTGTATACAGCCTCATAATGCCACCACTTCCAGCGAGGTATCTCGTGCGGCCCCTCAAGTATATCTACTCTGTATTGTCCGATTCGCTTGACCAGATTGATGCGATACTTGACCGAATTTCCACTAAGCTGTGAATTACATCTTGTACACTGTTTGTGAGCATTGTCTTCCGTGAATCGTAGCTCGGGCGCAGCTCCAACACTAAGATAATGGCCGCAATCCCAACGGCTGCCAGTGATAAGGTCTTTATCGCTGATTTCAGCCCCAGTCTTACCACAAGAGATGCAAGGCTTATCATGATCGCGCAAACGGATAAAACGATTGAAAGCATTTTGAGCTTTTGGCCTCCAGTGCGTAACGGTTTGATTAAGTATGGCTAGCCTTTCCCTGTCGTTATTCTTCTCAATCTTGGCTCTAACTTCTGGCGCCTTTTTCTTTGCGAATGCAATAGCACATTCAATATCACAGAATGAGGATAGCCCCGCACGAAAGGGGGCTTTTGGTTTTCTACAGTATTTACATTTAGCCATGTAGTCATTATACAAGCTAGACGGTCAGTGTCGAGTATTGTTACCTTTAAGCATCCTTTCATGCCTTTCAGTATTAAGACCAAGGGCTTTTGCACCATCTACCCAACCCCACAACCTAGCCATTATTATTCTGTACTCTTGGATGGCCTGTTCAAGATGCTTTTTTATCTCGGTCTTATTCATGCGCTTGTACTCATCGGTCTGGCTCCATGCCTCAAAATAGGCGCCTAGATACTCGTTCTCCAGATCTGGGGTAGTCATTTGTCCACCATAGCCATAATGTTATCTACTGCAGAAGTGGCTGCTGTCTTGGTTTTTGCTCGCTTGATTCTGTCGTGGGTTTCACGATTCTTAACGAAGGTTCTTATCTCTGGTGTGATTGTTCCCGCCTTCAACTGGGGGAATGACGGAAACTCGCCAAACTTATCCTTAAACCTATGCTTTGCCCAACCCTGAGCGCCCTTATAATTACGCTCTTGGCCTAATGCAAGGAGACCTTCCAAGAAATCCCGCTTTTCCCTTCGCACTTCTTTTATCGGCTTCAACTCTCCCGCTACTGTTTCCACCATCTCTCTTCTGCTTGGCATCTCGTGACCGCAACTCTGACACGTTAGGCCCAGCATTATACCGTTCGGGCATTTGGGACATTTTCTGGCTTCCTTTTCTTCTTTGGGTTTATTAATACACTCGTCTTCTCTGTATTTCTTCTCACCGTCATGCAACTCAGTGGGGACCACATCTTCTATAAACATACCAAAGCGGTCAACGTTGCCGGCCTGATCAAGATATACCGATGCTCCTTTACCCTCGAGTATCCTCTGTATTCTTCCGCCACGCTGAACATAACGTATCAATGACTTGGTAGGGGATCTGTCAATAAGGCACTGAACTTTCCTTTCATTGGTCCCAACCTCAAGCAGGGAATAGCAGGAAAGGATTTTAATATCGCCGTTGTGGTGAGCCTTGTACAACTTGTCGCGCTCATCATCGTCCGTGTAGCAGTCGATATGAGCCGCACTAACACCATTAGCTAGAAACTCGTCAACCATCGCTTGAGAGGCCGCACGAGAGCAATTGAAGGCATAGGTACACATCCCATTGGCTTTTTCAAACCACTCCTTTACACAATCCCCGATAAGCTTGGGATCGTTCATTACAATCTCAGTCTTATTCGGGTTGAAGTCACGTCCGCCAGTCTTAATCTGGACAGTGGGGACGCCCTTCATGTCTGGAGTGACGCCAGCAAAATAGTTAATAGGGTTGAGGTAATCCAGCATAAGGAGTTCGCGTGGATTGGTTGGTACGATTAGATCGGTATAGTATTTCCCAAGACCCTTCGAGTAGGGCGTTGCAGACAGGCCGACAAAGTAAACCTTGTTATAGGCCTCCATTAAATTAATCATTGATTGTCTTAAGTTGTGCGCCTCGTCGATAATGGCAAAGTCAAACTCTGGCATTTTTGAGCGCTTTTCGATGGTCTGAATACTGGCTACTTGTATCTGTGCTCTTGGATTGGTGCGAGGGTTCATACCCTGTATAACACCTACCTCTAACCCGTACTCTTCAAACTCATCTGCAGCCTGTTCAATCAGCTTTATCCTGTCGCATATGAAGATGCACTTCTTACCCTTTTTTATAGCGTCAGAGAATAGGTTCGCGGCTAGCAGAGTTTTCCCGAAAGAGCAGGGACCGTACATCATGATACAGCGATTGCCAGCTATCATTGATTTCTTGAGCAGGTTCTTGGCGTTGGTTTGGTGTGGGCGTAATTCTTTTCTAACTATTTGCGCTACAGGCTTCTGCTCAAATGAAGAGGAGAGCATACCGTCTAGCTCTGGCTGAGCATGGTCGTAAGATAATCGCATATTAATTTCCTGTGGTCGTTCTAGTAGTCTAGAGGAAAGTCGTCTTTGAATTGTCGGTTAAATTCTATTTCTTCTGCCATTCGTCGGCGCTTGACGTGTTCAGGATCTGCGGCTTCTCGTGACATTTTTCTGCTTAAGTTTGTCTTCGATATCTTGTTAGCGCAGTCCCGGCAATACGTGTAGTAACCATTGCCAGATCTACGAGGTGTGAACTCACATACAGGCTTATCTTTAATGCATCGCTTGCAGTACTTGGTAGTCATTAAAAAGTACCCAAGTAGAAGTAAAGGCCAGTGATTATGATCGTTAATGCCATTGAGGTGGCACCAGCAAGTATGTTCTTCATTTTGTATCCGTGGTTGTTTGAGTGAGGGTATAGTCTATATTGAGTGGACGGTGCTTGTCCACACTTAATGGTCTTACTTATTCCTCTTTGTTTATTCGATGTTGTTAAATGCTAATATTTTAATCTCTGCATGCCTGTATCGATCAGAATCAAATTTTTCACATACAATCCTTCTGCAAACCGCCTCCAATGATTCCGTCGATAGATCAATTTCGTTAATACCCCAATAGTATTGATTAAAGTCATCACCCCATAAATCAAAGCTTAAAAAATATTTCTTCATATCTTCTCTCCAGTTATTTGTCGTCAGCTTCGTGAGATATAAGCATTTCAATTGTGAGCCCACCCTCACCAGCAGGTTCTTGAAGCCAGTCTTCAAACCTCTCTGATAGCGTGTAATTTGATTTCCCTTCTTCCGCGTCTAGCAATCCAGTTAAATACCCTGTTTCGTGCGCGACTCTCATTAGCCGCTTCTCTCTATCTGTTAACATATCGTTACCTTTATTTGTCGTTGTTGGTTTATTTTAGTCATAGGAACCCCACTATCCACACCTTGGTAATCCCACATGCTTCACTGCAGATGCTGGGTTACTTTGGCTTTATTGGACAGCTGATCCACACCTGCTCTATGAGCGACATCACACGGCCTGTTACCGGCTAATTATGGATGCTAGGTCGTAGACTTAACTACGCCATCTAAGTGACCAGGTTAACAGGGGTAGGTTAGAGCCTGGATTTCGGATAAGTTGGTTAACGTCGAACTACACGCGCTTCTAACGACGAACTATAAGGAAATTCCGAATAGTTGGCCGGAGACACGATACAGATTTGAAATGAAATGAGGTCTTGCGCTATAATTACCCTAAGCCGGGCCGGGATGGAAATTTTTCATTTGCTTTCGTTCTGTACCGGGGTTCAGCCGGCTTATTTCTAATACTACCTTACTTGTGTAATTCGTCAATTATTTTCTGCTCTGCCTTTCTTGTTAAGCCCCATAAAAACGACGCATCCTCAACACTTTTAGCTGCTGGCCCAAAACATATACAGTCAGGGCATATCCATTGGTACGTCCCGTTAATGTCGGCCACTGGCTCCGTAGTATTATTTACCTCACCGCTACCGCAAAAAGGGCAGGGCTTTAATTGATCACTCACAATTTTTCTCCTAATTTAATCTAACGACGTTCATCTCAAAAACACGCTAAATTGAGATGAGGAACTATTCGGAATAACCTAATAGTTGGGTATGGGAGTGTGGGGATAATCGCAATAAGAAAGAGTATGCAGGCTGGACTCGAACCAGCGACCGTAGTTCGCACATTATCAAACCTTGCAAAGCTTGATAAATATAAACCGCGCTCTCCCAACTGAGCTACTGCATAAGCGCTTGACTAGTATTTCGCTCTTTACTCTTACTTATTACGACTATGGAGGACTTTAGAAAGGGTGCCTGGCGACTCGTGTCGAATTACAACGCTCTTGGGTCACAACCGGTGTTGCTCAGTTCCTGAGACATCCCCGAAGGGCAGGCATAAAAAAGGCCTTATGAGTTAATTCAGCCTTGGAAGGGGCTGTGAACCAGAAGGGAATCTCACCCGACTGAATCAACTCATAAAGCCTCTTCTGATTTCACATTTTCTAAGGCCCTTCCACAAGCCTATGTACGTATTATATACCAATATATGTTAAAATGTAAAAGCCAAAACGGCTTAATACAGGAGAAAAATTATGTCTAAAACAGACATGCACAATCAGCATCTAGTTAACGCCCTACCTTATCCTGAGCAAGTCGTTGAGACTAAGCACGATGCGGGAACTGATTTCATATGGGTTGCTGACAATCAGGTGACATTCAACATCCAGTCTGGCCCAGTCGCCGAGAATGGCCGCAATGGATGTGATGCTACCGACATCATACGGTACGCCATAGGGCTTTACAGGAGCTTTAACAACGCCCACCCATGCCGTGAGAACTCATGCACCATAACAAAGCTTGAGGAAGCGCTACATTGGCAGGAAGCCAGGACTAGAGATCGTGTAGCGCGTGGAGTTGAAGGGAAAAGCGAAGACTAAACCTGCCTAGCCCCTCATTCTCTCAATAGACTTATCGTTTACTATTTCAACGTAACCAGTCCAGTAAGGATTACTACTATTAACATCATAGAAGGCTTTGGCAGTATCTAAGCTTTCTGTGCGTCCTATATATTTAGCTCCACCCCGCCCGTCCGGGGATGAACCGTCATACATTAAATACCATTCGTTATTAATCATCATTCTCTCCAAGTGGTTGTTTCCATTATAGAAATTACCATTAACTCAAAATTCTTTTTTTGCGTTAATGGGTTGCTGTTCGCCCAATAGTTTTTTAAGAGTCTCAGCCTTAACATCAATAGCACGAGCTATCTGTTCCAGCTTGGCGCCATTGCTTATCAACCGCTTTATACTGGCAATGTCATTTTCTTTCAGGACTGTTTTTGGTATTTCTTCTGCCATCGTTCTTATAAACTCCACATGTACAGCACTTATGGCAAACAATGTGCTTAGCCTTGTTGCTGCAGGGGATACAGACGAAGCCCACGGTATCACCGCAGGTTCCGCATTTTACTTTATCTACCATAATTTGGTCCTAGAAAAATGTTCCGAGCGGTCACTCTCTGTTTTATACTCAACGCCTTCGCAAAGTTTAATAACTCTAAACTGAGCCACGTTAGACCATCGAAATGATGTGGCATCCTGCACTCGGTTCTGTTGGTTCCAACCATCCCCAGCCCCATTATAAACCTTCACTTCAACCTCCACTGTTCCCTTCTTAAATGGACAGTTTCGGTAAGTGTTGGCTTGCCACTTATCTGACAAGGTACAATTTTTAAGGTCGATATCTGGAGTGGAAATAAAGTGTGCAGGCATACCAGCGCGACAGACTAGCAATCCTGTTGGCAACCTTTTAACGTCAACCGTAACAAGTGGACGTAACACAACCTTAATTGCCTTACCTTTATTACTATGACCCCAGGTTCTCAAGTATCCGTCTTCTGATGAGATGTATATATCGCCTAACTCAGGCCGCTTAAGATCTGCCAGGCTCTGAAAGCCTTCGATCTTTTCTGGTAGCTTAACGGTATTAATCTTTACATTATTAGTCTGCATTATTTTCCTCTACTTTCTTCTCGAAAAATGTCTCTTTCTTCTTGTCAAACATGATTGGAGCTACTTGCTCCTGTGAGTACTTCCTATCACCCTTTAGCGCCTTGCACAGGCCAGAGTAATTGATATTATTTGCAGCGCAGTACGCGGGAACTGAGCCCTTATAAATGATGTTTATGTGCCGCACCAAGTGCTCACCAACTTCGTGATTCGTACAGCGTATTGTTTTTCTAGGCATTCTCGCCTCCTTTTTCATAGTCCCATTATAAAAGAGTTGACACGCACTGTCCACATCGATATATTGTGCGAATCAGGTCGTCGCATCCTTTCGTGGTTGTTGGTGGTGTAGCGATGTGGTCGAACTTGTAGAGGGGTTGGGAGGTTAGCTCAGTGGTCAGAGCACCGTTGTATTGCGGAGGTCATCGGTTCGAATCCGGTACCTTCCTTCCCCTTCACTTGTAGATTGTTTATGTGGGTTCATTGTTCGCGTCTATTTAATATCGGTGTGACGATAAAGAGCAAAAGTGGGTGTGGGTGAATCACAAATATAACCTTACGGTCCTTGCTCGACTAAACGGGTAGCCGGCTCAGTGACCCTTCATAAATGATTTAACGAACAAGTCTCCACTTGTGTAAACCTGTCCTTCTTTTTTTTGGAAGTCTTAGTTGGACGCCGGATAAGTAACCGGCACTTATTATGAATGGTCTACGTCAGAAGCGGGGGTTCGATTCCCTTGAAGTGTTTGGGGAGCCAAGTGCTTACTAGGTGTCTATAAGATGATATATCGCAGGTTAGAGTCCTGCCGCCATTCACCAAATTATTATGACTGGTATGGAACAGAGATCGGTTCCGGTATACGTGCAAAGCGCAACAGCCTTACAATCGATGTAAGGCCATGTAAGTCGAGTGATGCTATAAGATAAGCAATCGCAGGTTCGAATCCTGCCGCCAGTCACCCTTTCTCTATCCTGCTGTACACAGGGATGTACTCTTTCTCAAAACCTAATGGTTCCAATATCTCTGGCGTAAGCGCTATCTGACCACTTAAGGCTCTACTTAGGTTTCCTGGATCAACATTGTGTGCCTTACAGAATCTAGCCTGAGTCCTGTAATCCCTCTTAATAAGTCGTCTTGCGATCCTAAGCATTGAGTCATGTTTATATTTCATATCACCCCCTAATTCATTTGCACTAATTGTATCACCTATTGTATAATGATTACAATTCAACAAAACGGTAAAATCTGGAGACAACCAATGACCATTAAGTTTAGGGTAAGACAGCAGTATCGTGAGGAGGGGACTTTAATACCTCCTGCTGGTTTGACTGGCGATGAGATCCGAGAGTGGATTAGTGAAGCAACCAAAATAGAGATGGAGGAGTTGTTTAGTGTCTAAAGTCAATATGGAGTTATGGGATTCGGTCAGCGTTACCGACCCATCTATGACCAAGAAGGTTAATCAGCGTGGCGGGTTCACATCCATCGATGCACACTCTCAGGTTATGGCTGCAACTGAGGCGTTTGGCCCAATCGGTGAGGGGTGGGGTTACGATAACGTCTTCACATATGAGGGTGGTATGGTTATCTGTCTTCTTACGTTCTGGTGGCGAGGCAATGGTGATGAGGTTGGCAACTCGTTTGGGCCTGTACCTGGCTGCTCAAATCTTCTAGACAATCGAGGCAAGCCTGACACCGATGCGCATAAGAAAGCCCTTACAGATGGGCTCACGAAGGCTCTCAGCCACCTAGGGTTTAACGCTGACGTGTTTCTTGGTTACTTCGATGACAACAAGTACGTTGAAGATGCCCGTCTTAAGATTGGGCAAAAGAAACAAGGCGAATACAGGTTACAAGAAATGCTACAGACTGACGCGGATTACCTTAACGCCTATAAGCGCATGGTTCAGGATGGTGACGCACTAATGCTGTTTGCCTTTGAAAATAAAATAGCTAGCGACGATCCATTGCGCGAAGCTCTATGGGATTGTTGGGACCATGGACAGAAAACCAAAATGAACGCTAAGGTTGGTGAGCTTAGAGCGGAGGCTCACAAGATTATTACTGATATGGCTGTCGCAGTTAGTGAGCATATTGCTAATGATGATGAGGCTGGGCTGGTAGAGACTTGGGATGACGCAGCGCGTATCAAAGGTGCAATCGTTAGACACTTATCACCAGAAGATCAAGAGTATTTGAAAAACAGAGCAGTTAGTAAAGCTGAAGATAAAGCATGCAGGAGTGCAGTGTAATGGGTGTAACAGTAACTGGTAAATTAAATAAGGCGGCACATCGGTTTCTAGCAGGTGAGTCGGTGGGTTTTGGTATTCGTATTGGTCAGCAGTATTACGACCGAAAGACAAAGCAGAAGGAGTGGACTAACTACAAGGCTGTTATCTTTGCTAAGAATCCAAACATGATAGCGTTCCTTCAGGGTTCTTTAGTTGAGGGGTCAGTTGTTGAGGTCACAGGTGATACCCAGGCTATCGAAGTTTACGACGGTCAGAATGGTCAAGTTCTATCTATTGAGATTCACAATGCCAAGCTTGGTTTTGTTCACTCGCCAGAGCAGCCAGCACAGCAAGCGAGTCCAGCTACAGCTCAACAGGCTAGTCCTGCTCAGCAAGCGTATGCAGCCCCAGCACAGCAAGCCCCTGCGAACTATGCGCCACAGCAGCAAGCGAGTGTTCCTGCACAACAGGCTGCGGCATCTGCTTCTAAAGGTGGAATGGAGTTTGACGATGACGTTCCGTTCTGATACTTTAGTACCAATTTAGCATGAGTGTTTGGCCCCCTTAATTGGGGGTCTTTTTTATGGGATAGATGTCGTTGGTGGCGCTACTGGTACTGGGAAGTTTGCGGTGTACACTGGGCTTCCTAATGTAATTCGCATGCCGTCAACACGCCCTTGCTCTGTTTTACTTGATGGAACCATAAGTATTGCTGGCTTGAATGGATTTGGGTTTGTGGATATAAACGCTGCTCCCCATGTAGTTACACTTACACCGTTAACGTATAGCGTACCTATACCATCGGCAACTGCTACTGCTACATGGTTCCAGTCCGCTGCAACTACTGAACCTGTTTGCACACTATCAGTAAATACATTGTCTGGTCTGTACACCCTAGCTATCACATCGTTACTGTTGTCTGTGAATATACGGAATCCTGTTGCTATTGCCCCTGGCCCTCTCCACGTCTCGTCGAACACGTTGTATGCTATGTGTACGTAAGGCCCATCACCTGTAGAACCTGCTTGCGCCCACGATTCCACGCAGTAGTTCGTTGTACCCATTATAGACGTTGCCCATTTGCCCGGGTTTGTGTATAGAACTGCTCTTGGGAAGTTAGGGAACTCTCCCACGCTTACAGAGTCACCTTCCCAACATTGTCCGAACTTACCACCAGTTGCTAGCTGTGGCCCGAAGCTTGTTGATCCAGAGTTACCGTCACCCGTCCCTGTTTCGATACTGTTACCTAGGTCATCAACTGTTGGCCGTGAACCTGGCGCACCGTTCTCAGCATTACTTAAGAATACAACTCGACCGCCAATTAGTGGGTCTGAGTTGATTATCTCTGGTTCGCTTGTTGGTACGTCGAAAGCATCATAGTAGATGGCACCACCTACGCAAATACGCATAGCGTCAAATATAGGCTGGTCTTCAAGTTGCGATCTAAATACAGCCCTGTATTCTGTCCCGCCACCAGGAGCGGCCGCATTAATTCCTGCCACTCTTAACCCGTCTACGTATAGGCTGTATATGGTTCCCCTTCGGTTTAAGGCTATATGTGACCATGTGAATAACGGTATCTGTTCTGCGTCTCCCACTTCTGATTCATCAACCCTTAATGTCAGAGTTCGATTATAGGATACGACTGCACACCAAGCAGGGTCAACCAGATTCTGTAGGTTGAATATCTCTCTTGATGTGGGTGTGCCAACCTCCGCTGTAAACCCAACCCAAAACTCAACACAAAAGTCCTTATCTGTACTTATATCGAGATCGCTTGTGTGCTCTGTAAAGGTATTAGAGAACGCGCTCGTATTACTTAGGTCGAAAGCATCTACCGATTTTTGAAGGGCGTTTGCCCCAAACTTGGCGGGGAGCCCTGTTTTTGGCGGTGAAACTTGGGCAACACCATTGTAACCCTCGTTCGTTAGTGTCCTTAATCCAGTGTCGTCTTGGCTAACAACAGTACCAGCAGACTGGTTTGCGTTGATTAGAAGAACTGTAAATGGGTCTTCTGGAGGCGTGCTGCCAGTGCTCTTTGAAAATAAGGGTAGGGGTATTCTCATTTGTGGAACAACCATACATCTGTAGATATAGCCTTTAGGTATCCGGTTTCACCAGGGTCCAGGGTCAGTGTGCCGCCAGATTTAAGCCTGATATTTGTGGAAGCCCCCTGAATGATAGTTATCGTTCCAGAATCAATGTCATTGATGTTGTCTATAACTATCTCAGCCTTTTGCTGTCGACCAGTATTTAAGCCTGAAGTTACAGTTAGGTTAAAGTTACCTGGACCATCCCTGTATAGATATTGACCAAGCATTGAAGTCAAAAAATTTCCAGTGGCGGTTATAGGGATTGTATTTGAGTTTTGGGTCTCGACTACAGGTATCAATTGGTAGGTGTTCGAGCCAAGATGCTTTAGGATAGACACGTCACCAGGGAACATAGTCTGGTTGTCTAGTGGTACCACTCCAGTAAAGTTAAGCGTATCAGTCTCTGAAGATGGGTAAGCAATCCAGAATTCTTGGTCTGGTCCGCCAAGGTCGCTAGTAAGTCCAGCCAGTATTTCTACTGTCACCGCGCCACCAGTCCTATATATATATGAGTTCTGGTCTCCAGCTACTAATTGATAGTTTGCCCCAGACTCTACACGCTCTACAGTGGGTGGATTTAGCCTCTGTGCGTTTGCGCCAAATTTTACTACACCGTTTTCAGGGTTTAGCCGAATGCTTGATCCGACTTGCTCGCTGGTTATATGGAGGTCATCAGTGCTGTCACCAGCTACGCCTATTCTTCCAAGGTCTGTGCCGTTGTTGTTTCTAAGGTTGAACCACATCTCAGTAGTGTCTGAATTGTCACTTTTATTTAGGGACATCTCATCAATAGTTGCTCGCCAGCTTGTCCCACCCCCATTAAACAATGCTAGAGATGTGGTGTAGCCCAGGTTGCTAATATCGCCAATGAAAACATTACCACCAAGCGTATTAAGGCTAAGTGTTGCTGGTGTAGTCGCGTCTGACTTTGACTGAATAATGCTTGTGCCGTACTCTATGTGCTGGCCTGTATCTGGATCAGCATCACCAGTAATCAAAGCAGGGGTCGTGGTATCAATTAGGTTTGGATTTAAGCCCACAAAACTAGATGATGAACCGCCTGTTAGTACGTCGTTCCAGTTTGCTCCGTCCCATAACTGAACAGCCGATGAGGTCCATCGCATTGAGTCTGTGCCAGCAACAGTTGCTCTCATATCGCCTGCAGAGTCACGGTAGAATCCCATGCTTATCTGATTGAGGAAGCATATTCCTGGCGCCCCTTCCGTACCATCAATGCACTTGAGCTGGGATTGCATTCCACCTTTCCCAGATCGCGACAGTGAGTCGGTCATCTCAGAGCCCACATCGGACATCGTAGGGTTTGCCCATCCAGTCTCGATTACGGTATTAGGTACTACCGGGTTTCCTGCAGGTAGTGTGTAGTTGCCATTGCCATCACGAGACATATCGTTCTCCAGTTCTTTTATTATTGCTGTGTCTTCTAGGTTCTGACCTGAGCAAGCAGTAAGTAAAGCAAGTAATACAATTTTGTTAAATTTAGCCACCAAGTGAAGCTCCTATTCTTCCAGAGCCCGCCCCGATGCTTCTAAGGTATTCAGAAAGGGCTTTTAACTTCTTCTGCTCTGCCCCCTCACCCATCATTCTTTTTCCTGCGAATCTTAGCGCACTTTCAGTG